TGTGTACGTTCTGTCTCACCAGTTACTAGTATTCTAGGAAAACCTAGTGCAATACCGATGTCTTGATTTACAGATTTATACTTAGTATCATCAAGTAAGATTTGTATTTCTGGAAAAATCCACTCAATTGTTACAGTATGATTAGCAAACAATTGGAAAATTCTCTCACTGTTCTTATCACTTTGGCTTTCACGCCATTTCATCTCATTCTTTAAATCTTCTAATTGATCCTCATTGTCCTCAGTCAGAGGAAATTCATCGCTACCCATCTTGATAAGTTGGATGGCTGTGATAACTCTAGCGGCGAGTGAGTAATCCATCCTTTTCAAATTTCTTTTATGCTTTAGAGATTCTAAAGCTGAGTACATATATGGTATTGGGTAGGATTCGCTTGATAAGGTTCTTCCCTGAATTACAAGAGGATTTTCTAAGAGAACTTTCTTCTCTCCAGCAAGAACAGCCTTTACAATGTCCGGATATTCCTCTGCTATCTGTCTGTATAATTCGGGGTCCTCTGAACCATCTTGATATTTACCCTTATTGGAAATGAAGTAAATCAATGCTTCTGGAAGTTCCATGAAGTATGATTTTCTATTACCAATCATAGGGTCTTTGATTATGATACTGGCAGAGTCTCTAATCCACATATCAGTAGGAAGTACTAAGTTAGGAAAACGTTTAATTCCTAAAGCATGTAGTTCTTTTTTCTCTACTGTTTCAAAAGTTATCTCAGGAACTAATAGTCCTGTAGTCAAGTACTCTAAAGCCGCGTTTCTTAGAAACAAGAGCATAGGAGTTTTAATTCTTTCTACAATATTAACAATAGATTCTCTAGCCTCTCCAGAGTGAACAACAATATCATTAATAGCAATATCAATAATTTTATTCACAACTGTCGAAGCAAAGGGGTCACGTTTGTAGTAGTATCTACAATCTTCAACCACGTTTTGCCAGCTACCATGTTTTGTAAACTCTAGTTTATCAACATCTGAGGGCGACCAAGGTTTAGAACCTCTATAGCTTGAGGGCCACGATATACTGTAGTCACTCCCCGGCATACTATAAACCTGCGAACTTGCCTTAGCTAACCCGGGTAATTTTACTGCTGTTGCTTCTTTCTTAGTCATTTTTATACCCTACTCATCATCCAAGACGACTTTGCCAAACGGCGTGTCTTGGGCTGATATATCTTCTGATCTCTCAATGTATAGTGAGCCACCAATGCACATAGCAAAGCAGAAGTATGGTGGTCATCACCCTTCTCCCCTCCCTTCGGAGTTAAAGTTCTATAAACAATATCCCCTCTTGGAGTCTTATGATAAGTCATTCTTTCTAACTCAGTGATAAATTCCAAGTCGGTGCTTGAGTACACTAGCGTATGAGCATTTGTATATTCCTGTGCCAATGATACTGAAAATGGTTTCAGCTTAGTTTTGATTTCCTCACCATCAGCATCAATTCCCAACACCATGTTAGAACCGAACTCAACTGGAATTAATCGTTTTTCATAATCCTTGTGTAAAAATTTTTCATCTTGTAACAAGTCCTGCGTAACACTTTTACCCGCATGACCCGCATCCATACCTATAATATCAAACCTTCCAAACCTGTCATCAAGCCAATCGAATAATGTTTTTTGTATAGGATAGGGAACTTTGGTCAATTGAATCCTTGCGTGCCAATAAAACTGTCCACCCTTAGCATACATAATGTGTATAGCTGTAGGTTCTGTGTATCCCAAGTCTACCCCACATACCAGATAGTCATACGGAGGGTCTACCTTTGGAATAACTGCCAAATGTCGAATATATTCCTCCATAGTATCTATTTTCAATCCAGACAACTTTAGCTTGTAAACAGGATACTGTTTTATTCTCATTAAGCTTCTATCGAATACTGAGTATGCCGGTTTACCATGTCGCCCTAGAACGTGGTGAATATAATCCTCACCATCTACACCACCATATTTCTTTAAGTTAGATTCCTCATCTTCTTCTGAGTACCGAGGATTTTCATGTGCTGAAACCTGATGGTGACTGTAAGAATCATCCACCATGTCAGCATAATAAAGTACATTATTTTCTCTCAGCCCTACTGGAACTCCTGACACAATTCTACGATAACCTCTTTGCCATGTGTTAAGAGTGGGCTGGAGTTCAATCCAAGTTCCCCAAGGATAGAAACTAGCCTCATCCACAGCCTCGAAGGGTGTGTGCATACCAACTACTGATGCACCTGTACCAGTTGTACCAGCAATTCTACAGTCTAGTGACATATTAGTTAACAATCTAATAATATGGTCTGATGAATTAATTCCCTTTCCTTTAGTAAGAAATTGCATAAGAAGGCTGTTACCCCTGAACATCCTTACTAAGTTATCCCACACGGGAGTAAGGTGTACCTTGTTAGGGACAGTGTAAACTATATAATCCCCCGGGAATACTTTATTTACTAACAACCAAATCAAAATGTCAGTGATTGCTACGGTTTTACCAACGGTACGTCCACAGCACAGGGATACCAAGTAGTTGAAATCACATACGAATTCATTCTGATAGGATGTGTATTCCCAAACTTCTTCTACTCTTTCTCTAGGACTTCTATCTACGTTTCTAAGAAACTCTCCACACAATGTAGGGTGGCGTATGACTTCAAATAAAACCATGTCTTTCCTAGAAAGTTTTTCACGAATTGCCATTCTGTACCTCTAACAATGCTCCATCTCCTAAAATCTTTCTAATATCAATCCTTGGAAGAATATTTTCTGATAATGCTGTTTTTGTGCTGGCATTCATTAATATTCTTTCATCAGATGAAAACTTTTCATATGCCAAAGCATAGCCCCGCTCAACGTTCACCAAACTCTGACCATAGAACATATTCCCTTTTGGAAGATAATCAGAATCAAAATGGTTTGGGTCTTTGTCTGTCACTTTGTATTTACCGCCATCAACTTTTTCTACAGAATTATAATCAATCTTGTGATCCATTCCTATAATATAAACAGGATTACATCCCATGTAATATGCCATATTTAATGCTGGAATGGTAACACTATGTCCTTGCCACATTTGTTTTGTGGGATCACCTGTAAAATCTGGAGAGTCCGGTCCCCATTGAAAAGTAAAAGCATTTTTTACCCTGTCCGAAAATTTAGCTTTGCATTTTAAGGTATCAAGTTCATGTTGAAACTGCTGTATGATAATAGGGTCTATGGCTACTAGGTAACACTCTGCCACATCAAGCCCATATTTTTCAAGTGTATAACCCCTGTTTAGCATAAAATTTATATGCCCATTTAACTTAGATACATCTATATCCAAAAGGTGAGGTCCGTTGCAAATCACAAATGCCATTTCATTCTTGTGAAGATTGTGAAATTCAGCTATTCCCATAACCTCTCCAAAATAACATAAGCATCGCTTATGTGTACTGGTAGCCAGTCCTTCATAGCTGTCCTGCAAGCCTTTACAACATCTATTTCATTCTTACTATAGTCATCAAAAATAATATACTTAATCACACAGGTCTTTAAAGTTTCCCAATCCTGCGAGGGAAAATCATACCTGTGATCCCCGTCTATGTAACCACATCCAAACACCTTGTCGGGCAGAGGCCAAGGAAATGATGGTTTTTTAATTATTCTTATGAAATCTTTTATCCCATAAGCAGATGCATTATCCAAAACTTTTTTAGGATTTGGGTCTACGCAGTAAATCTTTCCTTCTAAACCATATTCTTTTTTGACAAGTGCCGCTAGTATAGCAGAACCTCCGTAGTGTGTACCTATTTCTACATAATCCTCATTCCAACTATTATAAACTGCTTGAGCTAAAAGACCTCTATTATGAGGAGCCTGTATAACCTTTCCATATTTCAGTGAGATGTCAAAACCTTTGCCAAATTCATAAGCACTTCCTAAAGGAAAGAAAAAGGGATTATTCACTTTTTGCCTTAAGTTCATCTATCATAACTTTAGGAATCGCATGTTCCCTAGCATGTTCTCTCCGCAGTTTTACTTCATCTGGACTCCATATAGCTAGTAACTGTTTGCACTTTTCTTCTACAAGAGGTACATCCATATAGAAAGTATCTATAGAGAGGTCTGGAAACAAAATTTCAGATACCCCATAACTTTGAGGACAAATACACAAGTTTCCATTAAAAAAGGATTCATAGATAGTTCTTCCTGTCGTAAGTCTGGTGGATAAATCAATAAATACCTTACTATCTCTACACAAACTCCAAAATTTCTTTTGTCCTGCATCATTAAATTTAGAATTTAATATAAGATCATATGGAAGTTTACCGTTGTATAAATTGAATATTCTATCATTTAATATCAGACATTTTACAGTATATTCTTTATTTAAATTTTCTAAAATTTGTAAAGTTTGAACAACGTTTCTACAACTACTGTCTATAAAACCTAAAAAATCTATTTTTCTATCAGGATTAGCATATACTTCTCGCTGTGGATCATAAATTCTTAAAGGTACTTTTACGATAGGCTTGGGAAAAGGATTGAATTTCATTGATGCTTCCCATATAAACTTATCTGTAACAGTTATAAATTCCGTTATATTAAAACATTTACCAGTACCTAAATCTATATTATGAAGATTATTTAAATGATTATCAGCATCAAACTCTATCCAGAAATTTTTTGAATGTTCTGCGTATCTGCGGTAATCGTTTCTCCACTTATCAAAATATTCACCTTTCCAAATGGCATGAAAAATAACATTTTTATCTTTCCAATAATTAAGTGATTTTTCTCTAGCCTCATCGTAAGTAAGAAGTGTCTTAAATATCCCCCTTAAAATTGACGATGGGTAGAAAATCCCCACTTGTATATCCTTTGAGACTACAACCCATTGAGTCATTATACTAACCACACTAAGCCATTAGGCTGTTTCAACGTCAGTATTTTTTCTCTAGGAAGTTGTAGTGTAATCCCTGCCAAGTATTTGTTAATAGTCTCGTGGGCTATAATCAAAATAGGTCCGGGGATGTTAGTTGGTAAGGTACATAAGAACTTCATAGCTCTATTATAAACGTCTTTATAACTTTCTCCGTTAGGGTAAGATTCGTCCCAAGCAGAAATGGTATAGGGGGACTGAGATTTTATTATTCCCTCATAATCTCCAAAATTCATTTCTTCTAAGCGACTGTCATAAAAAATCTTACCGCTTAATCCTAATAAGTTAATTGTCGCTGTTACCCGTCCTAAAGGACTTGCAAAAATCGGACAAGGATTTAAACGTCGTAGTCTCCCTAACTGTTTAGCTTGCTCCACTCCCCTCGCTGTTAGAGGACTGTCTTTCTGACCCTGTATCCTGCCCTCTACATTCCAAACTGTTTCTCCATGTCTTGCAAGAATTAACATCTCATACCCCTCCACACCAACTCGGCAAATTTAAAATCTGACTCTGAATCTATGTTGATAGCCTCTATCCTGCCTAATATTATTGCAAAGCAGGATTCATCATTAACTCTCTTACCACAACTTCTAATAGAGTCTGCCGTTGTTGCATATAAACCCGTTGTCTCATAAAGAGTGGGTTCTAGTTCATAGCTGTT